GTTTACATGATGTTTTGAACTTCAAAGTTACGGTAGTAGAGGTTCTCGTTGATACCAGTGATACCATCGACACCTGCAGATGTACCCTTAGCAAATGGGTTAGCCTGCATACCATAACGAGTCTTGAAGCCGATCTTAGGCTGGAAAGTTTGCTCACCAACCGCACGAACCATCTGGAGTGGTACGTATGGGCAGTAGAACAAGCCAGCGTCAAATGCAGAAGTACCCTTGTAACCGATAGTTACATAGTTACCTGTTGCATAAGGATCGATGTAGACTCTTAAGCGACCGTTCAATACACCAGCAAATGTATTACCAGTGTCATCTGGCTGCAAGTTGTTAGAGTTCAACGCAGGAGCGTAATCGAGAACGCCAGCCATCTGAAGTGCAGAAGCAACGTCTGAAGAACAAACAACAACGTTGCCCTTTCCACGACGAGTGTCTTTTGCAATCTTGTTAGCTTCACGCTCAAGCTGGAACATAAGTCCCTTGAACTTCTCAACAGACCAACGACCATTTGAATCAGTATCAAGGTCGAAGATACCTGCTGTAGTAGTGTCAGTCTGAGCACCACGCTTAGCAGTCATGTTGATTGTGCGAACAACTTCGCGGTTGATTTCAGCAAGAATCTCAGCTGACAGGATGTTAGCAAGTTCAGTCTCTGCGTCGAGGCCGTGGATTGCTTTCAAGTCCTGAGCCAATTCCATTGTGTACTCAGCCTTGAGTGCACGAGTCTTAGCTGTAACCGATACCTTTTCAATGGCAAAAGCCATTTCGGCGATTTCGTTGGAAATACCATCACCCAATGCTTCACCTTCAGCTGTAGTCATACCACCGCGGAAGTTGTAAGCAGAAGCCTCCAATCCACCAGTAGTGTTAGCGTCTGGGAAAGTACCAGTGTGGTTGTTACCTACCTGAGCACCACCTGAAAGGTCGCGATCAGCGTTGTCACCAGAATGTGCAGTGTTGACTTCGTTGTAGAAAGTCTCTGAACGAGTTCCAGTGTTATCAACTGTTTGAGCACGCATCGCGAAGATCAAACCAGTAGGACCAGTCATAGGCTGGACACCACAGATGTCATAAGCGATAAGGTTAGGCATTGCACGACGAACTAATGAGATCAATACTGGATCATAGTTGTCTACGTTTGCGCCTGTAGCGTTAGTAGGTGCGGCTTCAGCCAAAAGGCCTTGACCTGGATTATACGCAGCGTTTTCACGCAGCGCTACTTCTGTGTTTTCCAAAAGCTGAGCAACAACAGATCTTTTATGAGTATCCTGAATAGCCGGAAGGTCAGGATGCTCAAGAACTGGCTGCCACTTGCTTTGGACTTGCTCGTTAATGCTTTGCATTTTGCAACTCCTCGTTGTCTTTTATTAAGTGACGTTAATATTTATTTTTTAGCAGTTCTTGAAATGGCATCAAGATATCTAGCGACCGAAGGGTCTACTGACTGCGTTTCTTCGTCAAGAGTCTCAATCTCATCATCATACTGTACTGTTTCTTGGGGCTTGCTTGGGAAATAGTTTTCTTTAACAACTTCCAACTTTTGTGCAAACTCATCAAGGTTCTCATACGTAATGCCAGATGCAAGAGATTCTAACTTTTCTTTTTCAGTTACAGTTAACTCTTCAGACACTTGAGCTAGTACCTTTTCCTTACGGAATGAGTCTAGCTCCTTTTTAAGATCCATATTCTCAGCAATAGAGGTTTCGTATTGTGATTCAAGTTCGCTAACTTTATCACCAAGAGCTTGGACTATATCAACTCGGTCTTCTGGAACGTCGAAGTAATGTTCTGTGAACAAGTCCTTCAGTCCAGTCATGAACGATTCAGCAATTTGAGTTCTGATACCGCTTTCAACAGCGACTTCATTTTCTTTCAACCACTCTTCAGCAACATAAGAAAGATACTCATCAGCCTTCTCATTCAACTCGGTCTTAGCCTCGTTGATTTCTTCTTCGAAGCGAGCTTCGAATTCTTCTTCAAGACGTACAGTTTCTTCAGACAATCTAGAAGCAACAGCTGCTTCGAAGATTGTTAATGCACGATCTTTAAATTCTTCTGTGAGTTCTTCGCCTCCGAAGATCTCCTCAACATCTTCCATCTTAACAGTCTTAGCATCGCCTTTGGCTTTGATAGAAGACATGTTCTTAGAAGAGTTGTTACCTACTGTCATGTCATACATTGACATGAGGTCCTTCTTACTCATTCCCGACATGACATTCATCATAGCATTTACCATGCCAAGACGAGTACCAGGGAGCTTAGGTGGAGTCTTCTCACCCTGCTCTTTATCAGCGGAACGCTTATTTGATTTTGTAGCCATAGGCTCTGGTACTTCTGAAGGTTCACCAGTGGCCTTGAACTCGTCAAGCTGCTCTTCAGCTTCCTCGACGATGTTTTCGAGCTCTTTGTCAGACATTTTTTTAACTCCTTGAAGAGATTTTGTTTTACAATTTTATTTATATAATTATAAACTTCTGATGAAATCCTCGAAGATTCTGAGCTTACTAGCTTCCAAATCTTTCTTTTTAGCGGATTCTTCGATGCGTTCTCTGTATGATTCAAGTTCACGTGCTTTGAGAACACCATTGTCCCAGATCCATTCAACTCCTTCCATGATGCCATTTACAAACGCATCGGGTGCTGATGGATCTGCTACAATATCTGCAGCAGTTGCCAAGTAGAAGTCGCTTTGAACTTGCTGTACGCCGTCCTTGCTTGATTTTAGACTTCCCATGCCTCTTGATGATACACCAAGAGTTGCTCCTTCATTCATTAGATTCTTTACAATGTTACCCATTGGAGTATCCATGATTTTTGCTTTACCAATGAAGTTGTCTCCATCACGGCGAAGCTCTTTAATCATATGCGATACACGATCCAGGTTGATAGTTGGACCTGCAGGGTGACCGAGCTCACCATAGGCTCGATTCTTTTGAATATATTGTTCGTTATATCGTTGTACTTCTTTATCAAGAACATTTATTGGATACATTCTTCCGTTTCTGTTCTTGAGATTGCCTTGCATAAAGATACCTTCGATGAAATAGTCTTTGCTACCATCTTCTTTTGCTTCAGCAATGTATTGTACTTCTTCTACAACTTCTGTGATAAGTTTCATCTTAGTACCTTACGAAACTGTGAATCCAACTGCAGCGCCAAGGATTGCAACATTAGCTTCAATAGTATCACTTGGAGACTTTTCGAAATACTCAACCGTATTTTGCAAAACAGTTGCAGTCCCAAGTGTATTGTTACTAGTATCTTTAATCGTCACTACAGCATTAGCAGAACCAACAACACGAACACAAGTAGCAAATCCAAAATCACTAGGAGTTGTATTTACTGCAGTCTCTGATCCCTTAATGTTGATAATCATCTTACTTCCTCGACATTGCAAAATCTACCATCTTCATAAAGTCCTCATCAGACTTAAAAAGATTTTGCTCTAATTTCTTTTTGTTAGCAGTATTTAGCTTTCCGTGAACATCTAGCAAAGCCTTAGCAGTATCTTGATCAATTGTCTCAGTTGTACCATCATCAAACTTTACTTTTGCTCCAGATCTTGAACCTGCAGCTTTTTTAAGTGTAGATGGGACATTAGCTTCATCTATCTGCTCTACTGATTCCATCAGCTTGTTTTGCTTCAGAATCATCATGATACGATCACGGACATCAGTGTCAAGATCTCTTACAAACTTACTGAATGCTGCAAGGTGCGCAGACTTTTTCATCAAGTCTGCCTTTTCAATCTGATAAAGAAACTTTGCAGCTTTCTCAAAGTCAGCCTTATCCATTCCACCACTCTTACGAGCATAATCATTCAGAGCACGACCTGCATTGCCGAATGCGGACGCTTCAATTAACTCCAATGATT